TTAAATCTATATTTGCTGTACCATCAAAAGATACACCATGTATTGTTCTTGCATTTGCTAATGCTGTAGCTGTAGCTGCATTACCTGTTGTGTCTTGATTTAATGTACCGACTGCAAAATCAATAGTACCATCACTATCTTCATATGTAACTGTAATACCTGATTCAGTATTAGAAGATAACATACCTCCTACTATATCTTGTATTTCTTCTGCTGTTTGGTCTGCAGTAGCTCCAGCTTCTATTGCATTTAGTTTACTTAATAAAGTATCTGTAAATGCATTTGTATCTGAATTGTTTTCATATGCAGTTTTAATTTCAGAATCTGTTTGGTCTGCTGTAGCTGATGCCTCTATTGCATTTAGTTTACTATGGTCAGCATCGGTAAATACATTTGAATCACTTGCTGACTCTACTAGAGTTCTTATTTCACTAGCTGTTTGGTCTGCTGTAGCACTAGCCTCTATACCATCTAATTTAGAATGGTCTGCTGTTGTAAAGTTTTCATCTGTTTGAGATGCTACAACAAAATCTATTGTACCATCTGAATCTTGATATGTAACAGTAATACCTGTTTCAGTATTACCGGTAAGCATTCCACCTACTACATCTTGTATTTCTTCATCTGTTTGGTCTGCAGTTGCACTAGCTTCTATACCATCTAATTTTGTGTGGTCTGCATCTGTAAATACATTTGAATCACTAGCACTATCTACTAATGTTCTAATTTCAGCAGCAGTCTGGTCTGCAGTAGCTGATGCTTCTATGCCATCTAATTTAGCATGGTCAGCAGTTGTAAAGTTTTCATCAGTTTGTGAAGCTACAGTAAAGTCTATAGTTCCATCTGCATCTTGATATGTAACTGTAACACCTGATTCAGTATTACTAGATAGCATAGCTCCTACAGTATCTTGAATAACTTCTGATAAATCAATATTACCAGTACCATCAAAACTTACACCATGAATAGTTCTAGCAGTTTCTAATGCTGTGGCAGTTGCAGCGTTTCCTGTAGTATCTTGGTTTAATGTTCCGATTACAAAGTCTAATGTATTATCACTATCATCATAAGTAACTGTAACTCCTGTTTCTGTATTAGAACTTACCATAGCTCCTACAGTATCAGAAATAGTTTCTGCTAATGAAGTACCAGCTAATGTTAAAGCTCCTGAAATATCTACTGCACCATTTATATCTATTGTAGTTGCAGCTAGTTGTATTTCTGTATCAGCTACTATATCTAGTTGCCCATCAGCACTAGAGTTAATATATATTGCTGTATCTCTAAACTGTAGTTTTTCTGTACTATCTATTAATATGTCATCAGAAAACTTAAAGTAGTCTTCATCTTCCATCCATGTTAATACACCATCAGTTGTTGCTCCATTAAATGTAATAGCTATATCAGTATTTTCATTTTTACCTATTGTTACTGTATTACTATACAATACTGATATAGGAGCACCATTAGCTGCTGTAGTACCATCATGGGTATGTCCAGTACTTGCATGAAATGCATTTACTAATTGGTTAAATTCATCATTAAACAAAGCAGCAGTTATGCTGTCTCCATCACTAAACGAACTTTGTCTTGTATATCCTGCCATTTTTATCTCCTGCCAGATGGTATGTAATCAACATACAATCCATTTATTTTATAGGGTGCTTTTGTATCACTACTTAAAATTGTAAAACTGTTACTTGTACCACTACCTTGTAATGGTATTCTAATCATTGGGTTTGATGTCGCACCAAAAACATTGAACCCAAATACTGCTTCTCCAAATACAGCAGATGGATTTACAGTACCTAAACTAAAATTATTAGTGTGCTGTGGTATCTCTGTATTTGAATAATCAAACTTTACTTGTAGTTCTGGAGTTACAACCCCTTCTGCTCCAATAGAAATCTTACAATAATGTAAAGTTTTTAATGTTCCTAAATCACCATAATCATAGTCTGGTGTTTTATATCTTGCTATAATAGCTGTGCCATCAAAAGAGTTTCCTTTATCATGATTATAAATATAACCATCTTTTGAACCATGATAATATCTTTCTACTTCTGTAGCATCAAAGTCAGCACCTACTGCTGTAACTTCTAATCCTTTTGTTTCAGACCACTCAAAACCTTTTGGTCTAAGTGTTCCTATAATACCTCTTTGTGCATTTGCAGATGCACCTAAGTTTGTATAGTATAATCTGTATTGAGATTTTTCTCTAATAACTACACTAGATATTTGATATAAGTCTATATTTTTTGCTAGTGTTGTTATAATAGGTTGTATTTTATTACTAACAGTTCCTAACTCAACATCTCCGATTCTCGCTGTACCAGCAATTGTTCTTATACCATCTGGTGCTAAAAATACTAAGTCACCAGCAATCTCTTGAATACTATATCCACTTAAACATCCAACACTTTCAGCAACCGGTACTACTGCTACTGTACTAGAATTATTTATATTTACAAGTTTATGAATACTATTCTTACAAAATATAAATAAGTCTGTTCTAAATGGTGCAACTCCTACAATCTGGTCTGTTAATGTAATTGCACCTGAACCAGAGCCACTAAAATCTGTTGGGTCTAACAAAGCACTATAATATACTGTACTTAAATTATCTTCTACACCTGCAGCTATTAAGTGTCTATCATGATGAGTAATAAACTGTACACCTTTAGTTCCACTTACAGTTATTTCTTCTGAAAAAAATGTTCTAGATGCTATTGCTCCAGAGCCTTCCATTCTAAAACTGTAAGGTTTATTATTTGCATCTGATATAATTAATTGTCCATATTGATAGTTAGGACCTTCAAATAATGCAAACTGTACTTGTCCTTGATTTGTTCTAGTTAAAACACTTCTGCCAGTAAATGCAGTATGATTATCTCCACTACTTGCTACTGAACTTCTATTTACTTCTAACCAATTTACTCCATCATTACTAAAATATATACTAGTTCCAGCACAAACTATAACTCCATCAGCATAAGGCATTATACCTTGTATAGTTGCAGTACCTCCTGTAGGTTGTACAGCACTATTGCCACCATACTTTGTAAATCCATTTATTCTTCTATATCCACCTTCTACAGATATTTCAAAGTTTTGTAACTCTATTGCTGAACCCGGACTTCGTAATAAATCTATTTGATTAGATGCTGTTACTAATCCACCTTCACAAGCTACTGTATATGGTTGAGCTGTTGCCATTAAAAGTATGTCCTATCATCTGTCATATATTTAGGCTGTGGGTTTATTAGATTTGATTTCATATGCCTCATAGCTTTTTTATAATCATCTAATGCAAATGCAGCCTGTTGTGGGCTTTCTTTAAATTGCCATACATAATATCTTACTCTTGAAGTTATAACATTACTATATTGTTCTGGTAATACTATTGTATCTCCATGAGCATCTAATTTAGTTGGCTTATCAAATGCATAAAAATGCACATTGTAAACTTTGTCCGGTATAGGACTTAGTCCAAATTTTCTATGGTCTGGACTTTTAATAACATACTGTGGCTCTCCATAATTTTGTGAATCTGCATCATCAGCATTTTCATTGTCTCTTCTATATTGTTTCCAATCAGCTAATGTTAAAAATTTTAATCCTTTAGAAACATATGGAGCTGATTCACCACTTACATTTATTGTTGTTAAATAAAAATCATCCCAATCAACAGAGGAGTAATCTGTTGTTATGCTAGAACTACCAGATTTTAAAGTATACCATCTTGTTCCTGCTGTAGTAGCAACAGTTACATTACCATAAAAAGGGTCTGTACCTCCACTTACTCCAGCACTAAAAAAAGGTAACTGTGGTTCTGCATTTGCTATATCAAATATAGCTTTATTTATAGCATCTTTTACAAATTGCTGTAATCCTAATGCTGCACCAAAGTTAGCTGATGTTAATGGTATTTCGTTTAGTTCTCTAAGAACTTCGTTAGTTAAATCTAAGTAGGTTGTAGCCATTTAAACTCCTAGCAAGGTTTTGCTTTAGGCATAGCTTCACCATGAACACCACCACCATGCTTATACATTTTTCTTTTATTCATGGCATATCCACCACCACCCATAGGCTTACGATGTTTCCCACCATGTTTCATTCCTTTTCTTTTTCCATACATAATTTTTTCCTCAAAAAGTGGAGGAGCCTTACGACTCCCCCGAATTGTTATTTAGTCGATAACATAGAATGCACCCATTAGAGCTTCTGGTCTTAAGACTTTACAGCCATAGACATGAAGACCTCTCACAATATCACCAAAAGATGATGGGTCTCTCAACACTTCAGTTGAAAGAATTGTGTTTGCAGTTGCAGTTGAACTCATATGTCCACATAACACTTTGCCGGTAGCGTTTGATGTATCGGCAATGTTGTTAGATTTGTACATATCAAATCCTCTAAGTTTTCCACTTGATACTAATCCATTTCTTATAGAACCTTGACCAGCGTTAAAATCTACTGAAAGTAGTTTTGAACCTGATTGACCAAGCTGCTCATAGAAATCTGGTCCTGCTAAGAACCATCTTCCTTCTTCTGGAACATTTTGTTCATCCAGTTTTCTAGCCATTCTAGCCATTAAGTCTAGAGCATCTACACCAGTTCCATCTGAACCTAATAGGTCAACAGAGTTTGTTGCATGAGCCATAGTTGCATCAGCAGTAGCTGAGTCAGAACCTATAATCATGTCAGGTGAACTAGCTGATAAACCAGCAAACATTTTAGCAATAACAGCAGCATCATATGAATCTTTAAGAGCATATGCAGCACTTGAAGAAGCAACTTCTTTGAAGTTAACATGTGACATATTAGTTTCAATATCATCTACGATGAATTTGAAAGCTTTAGCACTATCAACAACAAGAGTTAATTCTTGGTCTGTTAGCATTGTTTGCGATGTATCACTACCTCTTGTGTAATCAGACACAGAGATAACTGGTTCTTTAATAATCTTTACTGAATCTCCGAAAGCAGATATTTCACCAGTATAATCGGTGTTAGTAATAGCTTCTGCTACCGAGGCTTTCCTAAAGAAGTTTAAAACCTTTTTAGAATAAACGGAAGGTAGGAAGAAACTATTAGTTTGTCCTGCTACGGAATTAGCAAAGTTAGCATTAGTATCGGTACTTGGTTCAAAAAATTGAGCCATGATACTTCTCCTTTATATTAATAGTTTATTTTACGATTCTACCATCCTGCATTGCATTTGATATTTCCTCTTCGTACTTATCAAATTCTTGTACAGACATAGCAGCAATCTCCTTTTCTGACCAAACTTTCTCCTGCTTTGGTTCAACTGTTGTTGTTTTAGTTGATACCATATCTGCAGCAGAGTCGGTCGTTGAAGATGACTTATCCTCTTGAGGTAAACTTATTCCCATATCTCGCTTAAATAAATCTAATGCACGAGAAGCTAAATCAGCATCATCAGCATTTGAGTATATCCATGATTTGATAGACTCTGGCTGGTTGTTTGCCCATTTATGAAAATCATCACTATCTCTAATATCATTAAAGTCAGGATGTCTTTCCATTAACCTTTTTTCTGCTTCTGCTCTAGAAATCTGCATCTCTCTTTCTTGCAATTTACTAAGGCGTTCTTCTAGAACTTTTGCTTTAGCATCACTTTGTAGATGTGCTACAGTTTCTACAACTTCATAAACATCAGGATATTGTTCTTTAAATTTTTCAAGCTCTTCTGCAGACTTCGGAGTTTCATACTCTGGTGTTACCACTTGAGTAGATAACTCTTGTTCTCGAGCTTTAAATTCATTAAGCTTTCTATCATAATGTCTTTTTAAATCATCATATCTTTTTTTGTAATCTGGTTTGCTATAAGGTCTATCCTTAGTAACTTCCAGTTCTTCTGTATTAACATTGTCTTCTGCTTCAGTTATATCCGAAGTAGTAAACAGTTTGTTTTTTTCAGAAGGTTCTTCAAAGTAAAGACTTTCTGATGAAGTAAAAGGTTTATCTTCTTCATGCCAATCTTTTTTAGCGTTATAAGGATTTGGCTTTTCCTTTGTTTGGACTTGTTCAGTCATATTCTTATCCTCCTAATCAGGGCTTCATTCACAAGGTAGCTATAAGTGCACTATAGGGCTTGTTGTAAAGGTCGCCTTTCGGTTTTAGTTTGTAGAGTGCCTACGCTAATAGGGTAGCTCTACGCTTAACTACGCACATGGTCTATATCAGCAAGAGCCATTTTAGATAGTTCCTCTTTTACTAAATCATTTGAAGGCATAACCCTTGGTCCTGATTCTTCTTGTACTTGAGGTCTATTTATATTGATAGTTTGTTCAACTTGCTTTACAGCTTGTTCTTGACTATCTTCCTCTTGCATGATACCACCTTCTTGCATAGGTTCTCTGTCTTCATTAGCAATTTTTTCAGCATCTTTCATCATAGCCTGTAAATTATCAGAGCCTAATACTTCAGTTGCTTTTGCTGTGAAAACAAATTCTCCATCAGATAACCTTGCAGGTATACTGTCGGAGATTCCTGAACCCGGACCTTCTACAGGACCAGACCCAGCAAATTCTGAAGCAACTTCTATTACTTTATCAAATAGCATAGATAGTTGCTCATCTTGTTCAAGTTTTGACATTAGCATATCTTCTTC